ATGTTATCACTGATCCTGATCAGATTTATTACATCCAAGCTTCTCTCTCGCTTTCTGTTGGAGAACTGAATGTAGTGAAAAATTATAATGTTACTGTTAGCTCGACAGCAAGTTCTGGAGATACGACTACTGGTCAGTCCAGTTATTATCTCTTGGCAGCTACTGGCGCAGAAACAGAACTAGCTGCGCGAGTTGTAAAGCGAGCAGAACTTCCTAATGAGAAAGACAGTGATGCCTTTCCTATTGTTGAAGTTTGGCTAAACACTCACAGAGATCGGTACGTTACTGCTACCGCATCTTCAGCTTAATAAGGAAGGTGTATCATGGCTATTAATCGTTCAAGTATTGCTAAAGAACTCCTTCCAGGTCTTAATGCTGTTTTCGGTATTGAGTATGGCGATGTTAATAATGAGCATGAAGCTCTTTATGATATTGAAAACTCTGATCGAGCATTTGAGGAAGAAGTTCTATTTACTGGTTTTGGTACTGCTCCCACCAAGGGTGAGGGTGCTGCTGTAACCTATGATGACGCGCAGGAAAGTTATACTGCACGTTATACGAATGAAACTGTTGCTCTTGCCTTTGCAGTTACTGAAGAGGCTATGGAAGACAATCTCTATGACACGTTTGCAAAGCTACGTGCCAGAGGTCTTGCCAGAGCAATGGCTAACACGAAGCAAGTCAAAGCTGCTAATCTGTTCAACAATGGTTTCTCTGATACCATTGGTGATGGTGCTGCTTTCTTCTCAACTTCGCATCCAACCATTAGTGCAGGTTCACAGTCTAACTTGATTGCTGCCTCTGATCTTTCAGAAGCGACTCTCGAAACTGCCCTGACGAATGTTCAGAAAATTGAAGATGATCGTGGTATCCTGATTGGTGCCAGTTCAGTATCGCTTCATATCCCTGTAGATTCGTGGGCTATTGCAGATCGTGTCTTGGCAAGTCCAGGTTCGACGCAAGTTAGTGCTGCTGCTGCAAATCCAAATACGAATGCTATTAATGCAACTCGTCATATGGGTATGTTGCCTGATGGTTTCTATGTTAATCGACGCTTTACCGATACGACTTCATGGTGGATCAAAACTGATGTTCCTAATGGAACGAAGATGTTTGTTCGCACCCCTCTTCAAACGAAGATGGAACCTGATTTCGACACAGGTAATCTTCGCTTCAAGGCGCGTGAGCGTTATGCTTTCGGTGTCTCTGATTGGCGTGGATGGTTCGGTTCGCAAGGATCGTAAGTATAAAGGTCAGGGAGGATTAAGGTTCTCCCTGACTTTACTTTAGGAGAGAAATATGGCAAACAATTATAATTCGCTTTTTCAGGCAGGTGCTGGAGTTATCTCCACAGCAGAAAAAACTCGAATCATTGCAGTACATGCTCATAGTACAGTTGCAGGTTCTTTTGATATCAAGGGAGCTACGTCAGGAGTTTTGAAGTTTTTTGTAGCTGCTAATGAAAGCGCAGATATTTATATTGGAGACATGGGAGTTCCCATGGTGGGAAGTGTAAGTGTATCAGTTCCTGCTGATGGCGCTGCATTGACATTGATTGTAGGCTAAGACTATGCCTAATTTTTCATTTTTAAAAAATGATTTAGTAAATACAACAGAGAATGATTCCACTGAGTTTGAGAATCAAATATCTTTCTTTGTGGAAAAGACAGAGAATAGATTAACAAATGATCTAGACGATTTTGGTCTAGATTTTTTTACGACTGTTTCTTGTTGTATTGGCAATCCTATTGTATCTCTTCCTGTTGATACAAAGATTGTTAGAAATGTAAATGTAATATCCAGTGCATCTTCAAACAGAACAAGTTTATTACAAAGAACTTATGAGTATGCCATAGACTACTGGCCTCATGCCAGTTCTTCTGTGGGTGATCCTCGTTATTACTCACGTAAAACAAATACAGCAATTTATATTGTACCTACTCCTGCATCAGCAGTTGACATAGAAGTACAATATGTTCGTAGACCACTAGGACTAGCCTCTGCCACAGGAACAAGTGTAACAACTTCTAACTACTTCAGCGAAGATTGTTATAATGCATTGTTCTATGGGTGTATGATCGAGGCTACCATGTATATGAAAAGTTGGGGTGATCTTCCAGTATGGGAAGCTCAATATCAAAACGCTATTAATCAGCTTAGAAATCAGGCTCGTCGTACCAGACAAGATGACATGGCACAAGCTGCAAGTCCTGCTGGTAGTCCTGATACTGTTATCATGGGTTCAACTTAATGGCTATTAGTAGAGGTAAAATTTCTAATCAAATTTCAAAACCTAAAAATAAAAAGAAAAAAAAGAAAACAGTTTACAAAAGGAGAAAATCATGAAAGACTTTGTATCAGGGGCAGCAGCACGTAAGCTCCCTAATCTTGATCCAGATTTAAATGAGATTGTAGGGCGTCCCACAGGACAGGGTTTTGGTGCAGCAAGAAAAGGACCAAATGTGGTTGCTTCTTCTGACAAAGACCTCATGAAAGAGGAGGGCTAGTCATGGCATCAGGTAAATTAGCTAGTGCAGCTATTAAAGGTATAAGTAATATCATTCGTGATATTAAACCTAAACCAGCTACTACTAGTGGTAAAAAAGCACGGCGTAGATTAACTGAAGAAGATAAACCTGCAACTAAAATAGCAAAACGCAGAAATATAAAGCGTGATCCTAAAACAGGAAGGTTAAGCACAGAAGGAAATAAAGAACAACAGATTGTTGTACAAACTCCAAAATCAAAACAACTTAAAACAGTAGCTACTGAAAGAGGAACAGGTAAATTAGGTAAAACTGCTGCTGCTGCTGAAAAGCGTGTAACGGCTAGAGATCGTCGTAGAGCAGCTACACAAGCAGGTGCAGGTGCTACTGTTGCTGGTCTTGCAAGTATTCCAATTTTAACGAAAGATAAAAAATCTGCAACTGCTTCTGAATCAAAATCAAAAAGTTCTTCTAAATCTTATAAAGTTAAGAAGGGTGATACTCTTTCTGAGATAGCCAGAGATAATGGAACCACTGTAAAAAAACTTAAAGCAGCTAATCCACAGATTAAAGACCTTAATAAAATTAAACCAGGACAATCTATTAAAATTCCTATGCCTAAAGTAAAAAATCGTAAGTCTGTTTATCAAGGTATGTCTAAATCTGAAATGAAAAAAATATCCATGCCTAAGAAAAAATATGGTGGTAAGCTTTATAAACGTAAAGAAGGTGGACAAGTTATGTCAGGTAATGATCTTGTTTCTTCTTTGTATAATTAAGGAGAATTAAAATGGGACTTAGACTAGTAAGAAGACGCAATAACTTGCCTAAAGATCAAGATGAACTTAATATAAAAGATAACCCTAAAAAGAAAAAAATGAATAAAAAAATGAAGAAAATTAATAAGCGTGGTGGTGGAGACTTTAATATTAAAATGAAAATTCCTAAAGACATGGTTAATCAAGGTGTAATGTATGGTTACAAAAAAGGTGGGCAGATTTAATGTCTGTTATAAGAAAAAGTACTGGTAAAGGTATGAAGGGTCATACCATTGGTAAAGGACATAAACGTCCTACTAGGTCTGGAGCAGGTATGACTGCTAAAGGTGTGGCTAAATATCGTAGAGAGAATCCTGGAAGTAAACTAAAGACTGCTGTAACTGAAAAAAGTCCTACAGGTAAACGTGCTAAGAGACGCGCAAGTTATTGCGCTAGATCAGCAGGACAAATGAAGAAGTTTCCAAAAGCAGCTAAGAATCCTAATTCAAGACTTAGACAAGCACGTAAAAGATGGAAATGTTAAGATGGCAAAACTTTGTCCTAAAGGTAAAGCTGCTGCAAAGCGTAAGTTTGATGTATATCCATCAGCATATGCTAACATGTATGCATCTGCCGTATGCTCTGGTAAAGTAAAACCAGGAGGAAAAAAGAAAGCTAAAGCTAAAAAAGGTGGTGGACTTAGAAAGTGGGTAGATGAGAAGTGGGTTGATATAGGAGCGCCTAAGAAAGATGGTAAGTATCAACCATGTGGACGTAAATCTACAAAGGGAAGTAAAAGAAAATATCCTAAATGTGTACCACTGGCTAAAGCTAAGAGTATGAGTTCATCTCAAAAAAGTTCAGCAGTTAAACGTAAACGATCTAAAGCTCAAGGCGTAGGTGGTAAACCTACTATGGTAAAAACTTTTGCTAAACGTGGTGGTCAAGTACTTGTAGCTTCTTGTTATGATGCATAGGAAAATATAATGGCAACTAGTGGTACATTTAATTTTAACCTTGATATAGATGAGGTTATACAAGAAGCAACAGAAATGATTGGGGGAGAAAATACCCTTGGTCATGAACCTGCTTCTGCTCGTCGTTCTATTAATCTAATGTTGACTGATTGGCAGAACAGAGGTGTTCTTCTATGGTCTACTGAAGTAACAGCAGTTACAGTAGCTGCCAGCGTTACTTCATATGCTTTAAGTAATTCTACTATTGATGCTCTAGAAGTAGTTGTTAATAGAGATGATACTGATATTCAATTAACAAGAATTTCTTTTGAAGAATATCTATTAATACCTAATAAAAAACAAACAGGTAGAGCCACTCAATACACTGTTAAAAGAGATAGAGATAATCCAACATTAAGCATCTGGCCTTTACCTGATAATAGTACAGATATATTAAAGATAGAACGCATAAGTGAATTAGAAGATGTTAATAAATCAGCAGGACAGAATGCTGACATGCCTAAAAGATTCTTGCCTTGTCTTACATGTGGTCTAGCTTATTATATGTCAATGAAAAGACCTAACATTGATCCAGCAAAAATTGCAATGCTTAAAGGAAACTATGAAGAACTATTGCTTAGAGCAATGGAAGAAGATAAAGAACGTGCAAGTATTTTCTTTAGACCAAAAATTAGGACAGTATAATGGCAACAGATAGTAAAGCATTAGCTATA